GCTACCGCCCTGCCTAACAGGTGTGATATGATCGCATACTGTAGCAAGTCTATCGCACTCAATGCATACAGGGTTACGTGCAAGGAAGGCAGCCCTAAGCGCTCGCCATCTCCTACTATTATACCTCTTTTCATGATACTTTCTTCCCTTGTGGGGTTTTACGCCTGTGAAGTATTTGTTGCGCCCTCTGGGCTGTGGTTTTGATGCCATAGATTGATGTACTTGATGGTCTGTGTATTTGTCTAGCCATAGCATTGAGCCATGCCTTGCGAGTAGCAGTCATTTTACAATCAGAGATATATACATCATCGCCATCTGTATAACTGTACTCTATACGCTTTAACCTAGCGTACTCTTGTATATTCTCTGCTATCTCTATACGCTCCTCTTTAGTATAGGTTGGGTAGGTATGTAGCTTGCTAACTGTGTTTATTTTGCATATCATCGGTTAATTTTTTATAGTATATTATTAGCTGTATTAGTTCTTCATTAGTGTATTTCCTGCTATCCTGTGAGCGCTTGTACATATTCTCAGCAGTACCCTCGCCATGCTTTATATCTAGCTCCTTGCTCATGCGGTACTGAGCGCCCTGGTTACCTATGTTGCAGCCATAGCATTGGCCAGCGCTGTTCTTTGGGTGCCATCTAGTAGCATAGTGCCTCCTGCTCATAAAGTGACCGCATTGCATTTGCTTAACATCCTTCTTTGTGTCGCATGTAATACACTTTACTAAGCCATCTGAATCAGCATCTCGCCAGCGTATATACTGACTAAAGGCGCTATCTAGCTTTTTAATTAGTGTTTTTCTCTTTATGTTCTTTTTTGGCTTTTTCAATTTCTTGTAAATCGTCTGCTGTTATATGAATATGACCGCCTAGCTCTTCTAAGCTTTTCTTCTGTGGCTCTACTATAAGC